CGCAGATCGAGATGAAGCCAACGCAGCGTTGCTGTTTGAACTGGACGAGACGATTGAGGAACGCCTTAAGGCAGCGATCCAAAAACAAGTCGTCAACGGCAACCAAGGCGTAGACGTAGCCTACATGGTTGGGCGCACCTTGCTCAACAACCCTGGGTTCATGCATGCGCTGACGGAGGAAGTCATACGCGTAGCCCACAATCGATTCAACCCCAGTGTCAGTACTTTCGGTCGTACCGCGTACTTCTGAGGGGGCATCATGGACGCCAATCAACTCGTCAAGGTCTACATCAAGATCCGCGACGCCAAGGAGCGCAAGGTCAAGCAGCACGAGGAAGAACTCGCGCTGCTGGAGCAGCAACTGGACGTCGTGGAGCAGGAACTGCTTGCCATCTGCAAGGCCACTGGTCAAGATGGCGGCAAGACAGAAAACGGATCGTTTACCCGTACGGTTAAGACCCGCTACTGGACATCGGACTGGGATAGCATGTACCAGTTCATCAAGAATCACGATGCCCCGGAACTTCTGGAGCGTCGGATACATCAGGGCAACTTCAAGGAGTTTCTCCAAGATAACCCTGACAAGATGCCGGAAGGCATGAATGTGGATTCACGGTATTCCATCACCGTGCGCCGCGCCAAGTAATCTCAATCAAGGAAATCACATGAGCAACATCTCTCTTTTTAAGTCCGGTTCCATCGTCCCCGACTACCTGCGGGAAGCATCTGACTCCACCACCAAAGACATCGCCGGTAGTTCCGGCGGCAAACAGATCTCCATCAAGGGTGGGGTCTGGCGCATGATCGTTGGCGGCGAGGAAGTGGCTAAGAACGAAGATCGTGCCATGAACTTCGTGGTGATCGCGGCAGGCAAGGGCGTGACCCGGACTTTCTACGCAGAGAAATACGAAGAAGGCAAGGACGTCCGTCCCGCCTGTTGGTCCGCCGAGGGCGACAAGCCAAGCCCCGATGTGCCCAATCCCCAAGCGTCGTCGTGCGCCACCTGCCCCCAGAACATCGAGGGCTCTGGCGAAGGCAAGTCCCGCGCCTGCCGCTACAGCAAGCGTTTGGCCGTGGCCCTGGAGAACGACATCACCGGCAACATCTACCGCATGTCGGTTCCTGCCAAGTCCTACTTCGGCAAGGCTGATGGCGACAAGATGCCGCTGCAAGCCTTCGGCAAGTTCCTGGCCGGGCATGGCATTCCCATCACGGGCATCGTGACCGAGGCTCGCTTCGACACGTCCGAGGCTGTGCCGGTGCTGAAGTTCCGCGCCGTGCGTCCGCTGACCCGTGAGGAGTGGGAGACCGCCAAGGCGCAGAGCCAGACCGAGGACGCCCGCCAAGCCATCGACTTCAAGATGGTACCGTCCAAGACGGAAGGTAATGCACCTGCATTGCCTGCGGCGTTCAAGGAAGCACCTGCGGCTGTGGAAGCCAAGGAGCCGGTCAAGCGCACCGCCAAGAAAGCGGAGCCCGCCGCTGCGCCCAAGGATGTAAGTTCTATCTTGTCTGACTGGGGCAGTGACGAAGATGCGTAATGGACTCAGGGGGTATAGCACCTCCTTTGTTCGCGCGATCGCAGAAAGCGAACTGTCCGATTTGGTCGCTCAATTCGCTCACCACTGCGTGGCACGGGAGATCCCAGTGGCTGCGGTGGCGGAGCGAATTGGCGTGACGCGGGTCACGGTCTATGCGTGGTTCACGGGTCGGTCAAAGCCTCGCGCGCAACACCAAGAAAAAATTCGGCAGATCCTGGCGCGGTGGAACCGCGCCTGATTCATTCGTGAGGACTTGTGCATTCCTTCCTCGACTCCGTATTGCCAACGCAGGGTGTGTACTGCGCGGTGTCGATCAAGAGTGGAAAGGTTAGGCCATCGTTTCATGGCACCACCGCAGATGTAGATGCTGCGGCGCAACTTGCAAACAGCATCAACGAAGATGCGTACTTTGCGTTAGCCAGTTTCAATGACCCATCCCAGGGCCGCGTCGCTGCCAACGCAGCGTATTTGCGGTGCTTCTTCCTCGACATCGACGTAGGCGTAGCCAAGCCGTATGCCACCCATGCAGACGCTGCCGTTGCGCTCAAGGCATTTGTGCAGACCACCGGCCTGCCCGTGCCCACCATCGTCAACTCTGGCGGTGGACTCCACGTCTACTGGACGCTGACTGAAGATGTGCCCGCCCGCGAATGGGTGGAGTACGCCAGGAGACTCAAGTCCCTGTGCAAGACACACGGGCTCTCCGCTGACCCCGTGGTCACTGCCGACGCTGCGCGCATACTGCGTGTACCCGGCACCCAGAATTTCAAGGAACCCACGCCCCGATCGGTGTGGATCGTGCACCAAGGTCAGCCCTCGATGCTGGCCATGGTCGTGTCGCAACTCCCGGTCCTGCCGGTGTCTGCTGCACCTGTTTCCTTACTCGCTGCCAAGCAGTACGGCACGGACGAGATCACCAAAGAACTGGCAGCGGAAGATCACCCGCCCAGTGAGTTTGCCAAGATCGTACGCCTGAGCGTCAAGGACAACGGCTGCGCCCAGGTCAAGCATGCGGTGCTCAACGCGGCCACACTCGAAGAGCCCCTGTGGCGCGGCGTCCTGTCGATTGCCGTGCGGTGTGTGGATGGTGCGCAAGCCATCCACAAGGTATCCCAAGCCCACCCTGGCTACAGCCCGTCAGCCACCGAGAAGAAAGCCTCGGAAACCAAGGGCCCCTACACCTGCGACTGGTACCGCACCAACTACCCCGCCCACTGCAAAGGCTGCAAGCAGCAGGTATCGAGCCCGATTCTCCTGGGCAAGATCGTGCAAGAGGCTGAGGCCATCAACGATGCCTACGTGGTGAAGGTGGCAGGCGATGGGGAGGACCCCGATGCCGTGCTGACCGTAGAGATCCCGGCGTACCCGTTCCCGTACTTCCGAGGGGTCAAAGGCGGCGTGTTCAAGCGCACGGTCGTGGATCAGGAAACGATTGACGTTGAGATCTACCCAAGCGACCTGTATGTGACCGGGCGGTTCTTCGACTCCGACGACCACGGGGATGGGGACGGCGAACTGGTCGGCATCAACCTGCACATGCAGAAAGACGGCCTGCGGCGCTTCTACGCTAGGGTTACAGACATCTTCTCCAAGGATTCTTTGCGGGACGTCCTCAACAAAAACGGAGCCATCGCATACGGCAAGCAACTGGATACGCTCATGGCCTACTTCGCGTCAAGCATTCGCAAACTACAGTCTCAATACGCTGCCGCGCGCACTCGCAGCCAGATGGGCTGGACCCCCGACATGCAGGGGTTCGTCATCGGGGAACTGGAGTACACGGCTGACGGCACGAAACTAGCCCCGCCTGCAAGCGGCACCCGGCAGTTGGCTCCGGCGTTCACCCCGCGCGGCTCCCTGGAAAAGTGGCGCGAGATGGCTAACTTCTACAACACCCCAGGGCTGGAGCCCCATGCGTTGGCTCTGTTTTTTGGGTTCGGCTCACCCCTGCTGAAGTTCATCGGCGGCGAGACCGTCAAGGGCGCAGTGATTCACCTGAAGTCCAGCGAGTCGGGCTCGGGCAAGACCACGGCGCAGATGATGGTCAACTCAATCTTCGGACACCCGTCCGAACTGCTGATGACCAAGGACGACACCTATGCGTCCAAGATGCACCGCATCGGCATGCTCAACAGCATCGCTTTCACGGTGGACGAGATCACCAACTCCGAGGATAAAGAACTGTCGGCCATGGCCTACGGCTTCACCACGGGGCGGGCCAGACACCGCATGGAGTCGCAGTCCAACAAGATGCGGTCCAACAACACGACGTGGAACGCCTTCACCATCAGTTCGGCCAACGCTTCGTACGTGGACAAGTTGGCTCAACTCAAGAGCACCGCAGACGGCGAATTGCGCCGCGTGCTGGAGATCGAGGTGCCCCGCCTGCGCAACGTGGTCAAGCAGGAGGTTGATAAGTTGTTTGGGCAGATGACCGAGAACTACGGTGTAGCCGGGCCCCTGTACATCAAGTACGTGGTAGCCCATCAGCCGATCGTCCTCAAGGCACTGCAAGACATGCAGAACAAGATCGACGCCGCGCTGAAGTTTGAGCAAAACGACCGCTTCTATTCCTGCGTCCTGGCCTGCGGGTTTGTCGGAGCCCTGATTGCCAAGCAGTTGGGTTTGCATGACATCGAGATCCAGCGTATCTACAACTACGCGCTTGGTGTGGTCAACCAAAACCGGGCGCTGCAATCGAGCAGCACCGGGGGCACCCTGCTCGTAGCCCAGGAAACCCTGTCGTCCTTCATTAACGAGGACGTCAACAACGCCATCGTCATCAACAGCAGCGTCAAGGGTGCCATGCCGCAGGCTCCGATCGTGATGCCCCGCAACATGCTGCGCATGCGGTATGAGCCGGACACCAAGGAACTGTTCATCACCACGGCTGACTTCCGGGCCTACTTCACCAAGAAGCAGGTGGACGTCAAGGAAAGCCTCAAGGCCATGTCCGCAGCGGGTATCGTGAAGAACAACGGAGTGGCGATCGCCAAGCGCATCGGTGCCGGTGCCGTGGGCGGTCTGTCCGGCCTGTGCATCCGGTGCTATGTGTTTGACGGAGAGGCAATCGGTGTCGATGAGTCGGCCTTCACCACGAGTTCAGACACAGACGCCCAAGCCGCAGCCTGACCTACGGGTCGTGGAGATACACGGCATCGAGTACTTCATCTACTGGGAACAGATGAAGGTAGGGTCGTCGTTCTTCCTGCCCACCACGGCCACCCCGGCGCAAGCCATGGCCGTGCTCAAACCGATTGCACGAACGCTCAACTACACGCTCAAAGCCCAACCCCGGCGCGAGTACGGTCGCTACGGGGTCAGGGTCTGGCGTATGGATTAGTTGGGGTTGCGGCGGATCTCGGTCTTGGCTTCCCGCAGCCAACTCACGATGTCTGCCTCGATCCGGCGCAGTTCTTCTAGGTCGCGCTCGCGCTCTGCCTTGTCCATCTCAGAGGCACCAAGCGGGCTGTTGAGGTACTTGCGGTAAGCCCGGGTGTTCTCCAGTTGCTGCAAGGTAGCGTTGATGCCGCGCTCCAGTTGCAACCGATCCTCATGCTTCATGGCGAACGCTTCGGCACGGGCGGGGTCGGTCTTGGCCAGTTCGTTGAGCGTGGCGTTGAGTTGCCCCACCTTCTCGCGCTCCTCGTAAAACTCGGACATGCGGCGGGTGCCAACCGGGTCGTACAGGTAGTTCGACAGCAGCGCATACTTGTGCAGGGGGCGATCAACTCGCGTCGGGTTCAGCAGGCTGTCCGTGGCCATGGTGACCATGGCAGCCGTTGAGCCGAAATAGCCCCGCAGCGTGTTGTCGATCATGATGGGCGACACCTCGACGCCCACAAAGTCCCGAGAGAACGCCGCGATCTGGAGGGCCAGTTCGCTTGTGGTGGCAGTACGGCGCTCGCTTGGTTGCTGCCCCTTCTGGAAGATGCCCTCCAGGGGTCGTCCGGTCAGGAACGAGAAGTTGGTGAATGCCTCAAGCAGCGGCTTGGCTGCCTGCGGGATTGGCATCATGCGTCCAACATACTGCTCGGCGATGTAGGCCATGGCCGTGCGCACAGCCTCAAAGGCTTCCTGCTCCTCGGGCGTGCCCTGACGCTTGTAGTACTCGACCACACGTTCGGGGATCACCTTGAAGATGGCACCCAGTTCGGAAGGCACGGCGAGTTTCAGGCCGTCGCCCAAGATCCAGTTGCCGTCGCGGGTGCGCAAGTCCATCTCCTTGTAGTCCTCGTCCTCAGATTTGCCCAGGGCATACAGCGTGCTGAACGCAGCCAGCATGGCCGCGCGGCTCCAGAACAACTTGCGGGCTGCGTTGCGCTCGATGCTGGACGACGCCGCTTCGCCAGTGGCGGAACGGTACAGAACGTCCATACCCTGCGCGTAGGCGTTGAAGAACGGAATCGTCGTGGTCATCACCGCAGCGAAGTTGCTTGCGCCGCGCCGACGGAAGTTGATGAACTC